GAGAGGTCTTCTATTGTCTTTTGGAGATTTTCTCGAAACTCTTCTAACTTCTCATGTTCAGTATTTCGGTTTTGTAACTGATTGGTAATAGTTTGAATTTCATTTTCAAGATCTCTGATTTGTCTCTGGTTGAGGGAAATCCGAGTATTGTTTTGAGAAATACCATGCGTTAACTTTGTAATCTCCTTGGATAGGGCATTGAATTGACGCTCTCTTTCTTGTTCAGACTTAATTGTTTTCTCAAGTTCTGCATAACCATCTTTAAGTTCCTTTGCCTTATTTTGAGCATCACTAATTCTATTTACACGAAACTCTTCTTTAATCTCCTGTGTGCAGGTGGGGCATACCGTATTTTCGGTAAAAAACTTATGTTCTTTGGTAATTGTGCTTACCTTTTGAGAGAGTTTTCCCTTAAGATTGTTAAGCTTTACTAACTTATCTCCGGCATTCATAACCTCTTCTTGTTCTTTGGTAAACTTATGGATTTCTTCTTCTGTTCTGGCATTTTCTAACATATAAACACCAACTTCACCATCTAACTTGGCAATCTTTTCTTTATTGGTATTAATATTGGCATTACCACGATTCTCAAGTTCTTCAATGAACTCTTGTTGCATCTTCATCTTATCTTTGAGTGTATCTTTCTTCAAAGACAAAGACTTAACTTGATCCTTCTTCTCCCTCATCTTATCTTTCAACAATCCATTCATTGCCGAGAAGATACGAATATCCAACAAATCCTCAATCACCTCACGACGATTTGATGTCGTCAATTGCATAAAAGGTACAAAGGTACTGCTACCCAAAATTACAATCTGTGTGAAAGACTTATAATTTACCTTTAGAATATTTTCTTCCAAGATGCGTTGATTGGCACGATCATCCGCTTCCTTATGAAGAAGATTTCCATTCACTTCAATATCAAAAATATTTGGTTTAATTCCACGACGAACCAAATATTCTCTTCCATTTACATCAAACTCAATCTCCACAACACAATCTCTCTCGTTAGTTGTGTTGACTAGTTGAGGTTTATTAATCTTGCGAAATGGTTTATTAAACAAAACAAAAGTAAGTGCATCTAACATCGTAGACTTACCAGCACCATTTGTCCCAACAATCAAATTTGTATGATGTTGTTGAAAATCAATTTCAGTAAACTGATTGCCAGATGAAAGAAAGTTTTTATATTTAATCTTCTTGAAGGTTATCATTCTTAGGAGGAATTACAATGTCATTAGGGGTGATCACGGCGTACTTGTAGTTGTAGTGTTTACAAGTTTTGATTGCTAGGGCATCGTCCACCTCTACGATGGCCATTATAGCATCTTCTTGGTCTTCCAGCATCATAGCATATCTTTCGGCATCATCCTCCTCTTCAAACAAAAACAAAACTTTATGTCCATACTTGTCTTGGACGGCATATGCTCCGTCATCTCTGTTGTCTTTGAGTGTGAGGAGATACATTACTCTACTTCGCAAGCTTGTCTGTATAAATCCTGAAAAATACCTTTAATAATACTTTTATCAAACTCAAATTCAGATTCATCAATATATCGATTTAAAATTGAAATTGTATTTTCTTCTTCATCAACTTCAAATTCTTCAGATTCATGAATGTCAAAGTTTTCTACAATTTTAAGTTCCTGAACTCCAACGGAGTGAAGTTTATCAATAAACTTTTCAAAATCTTTCGGGTTTGATTTTTTACGAACAATAACTTTTACAATTTTACTCTCATATTCTGAAGCATTAAAAAGTTTGTAATTGGTATCCTCATAATAGATGTTATGAAATAATTTATAAGGATTATTAATTGGAGTCAGGGTGAGGGTTTCCGTATCAAATATATGAAATCCTCTAGTGTCGTTGACATCCGTCCAATACATCTCATAAGGATTTCCTAGGTATGAGATTCTTCCGTCAGACGATCGAGTGTGATAGTGTCCCGAGAAGACATGATCGAACTTCTCAAATAGTTTGCTCTCCAAACCATGCTCCATGATGATTTGTCGATTAACTCTAAATCCTTGGAGCTCCAGGTGCCCCATCGCACACCTGCAAGAAGTCTTTTTAATAGTGTCGAGAGATATTTTTTCATTTTCAGAATTAATCCAAGGTATAAAAAGAACTTTAAGTTTCCCCAATTTCACTTCGGTAGGTTCATAATATACAGAAATATTATTATAATCAGATAGAAGCAAACCTGGTGAATTAACTTCATTTGTGTTTTTGAAGTAAACGTCGTGATTACCGGTAATCAAATGAAAATCAATTCCTCTTTCAGCAGCTGGATCAAAAATAACTTTTTTACCCCATTCTAATGCCTTTAGATCGATTGATTTACGATTATCAAAAGCATCACCCATATGAACTATGGATTTGATATTTTCTTTGTCGAGAGTTGGAAAAAATATTTCATTATAAAATTTTTCAAAATAATCATGCAAATATTTTGAATTTTTCCTTGCCCCTATGTGAGTGTCGGTTAAAATTGCGACGCGCATATCAAATGTAATACCAATCTGTATAAGTATTTAATCTGCATCTACGACGAATATTTACTGGATGAATTCCAATAGCATCAGCAGCAGAGAAAGCATTATCATATATTATACCACATCCATACACTTTTCGTCCAACCCTGTTCCGTTTATTTTTAGTCCAGGGTTTTGGTATTGATTTTCCCATTTCCCTAAGACGTTCCCTTTCTAAAATTTGTTTTGGAGTAGGATTTTTCCATCTGTCTTTCATCTCTTGCGATTTCACCAATTTATTTCTTTCACTCAATTTCATTCTTCTTTCATCATCGTTTTCCCAGGATTTTTTAACTCCAATACTTTGATTAATTTTCCATTCATCGTCGTGAGATATTCCCCAATTAAAATTTTGTTCTCCGGGCAAACTCCCACCCCATCCAATATCTATTACTTCCCCCTCATCAACAGGAGGACACACAAAATCTCTCAATCCTGGTAAAAATTCTTTCATCTGCTTTTTGTTTGTGGTTAATAGTATTTATATAAGTTTATATAAGAAAAGGGGCAAAATGCCCCAATCCTTTGCTCTTGAATAACCACAAACAAAAGCAACATTATTTATTAACGATTTCTATATTGAATATTATCTTTAATAGTGTTGTAGTCTGAACTGTGCCCAGAAAGCAAGCTGTCGTCAACCATCATAACCTCATCAAACCCAGTCTTCTCAATGATCTTGGTCTTGATATCCAGTTGCTTCTTTTCCTTCTGGATACGTCTCAGAAAAGCATAGTGAATAATTTGAGTAAAATATGCAAAAGGATTCTTTGACTTCTCTGGGTCAAAGTTATGAATATATTGAACACAATTTTCAATGCCGTCAGAAATCATATCCTCACGGAACATGTAGTTAACAAAGTTGGGTTTGTAAGAGAGGTGTGTTGCAATCTTTAAAAAACACTCACCAAGATAATTTGGAATTGGTGGTTTACCCTCCCACTGCTTTCCTCTTTCCTGTTTTGGTTGTTCGGTGAGATCTCTATTAAAAACCTTTTTATATGATACTTCCACCCGTGCACGGTAGTTAATCATTGCCTCCAACAACTCTTTGTTATTAACATAATGTTCTGATTTCTTCTTGGGCATAATTCATTACTCTTAAGTATTATAAGTTGTTTTTATTATAACACATTTTTTAAAGGCTTGACAACATGATGAATTATGAGTAGACTACCTTTGTTAGGTTTGAAGATGAGGTTTTAGCTTTCTTTAGTATCTTCAAGTTTAAAAATATTTTCTAATGTTTTTCTTGCTTCTTCTACTGAAGAAATATACCCCATTTTTCTTGATGGTTTAATCTTACCAGAAGATTTTTCAATAGAAGGTTCTGAAGGACTGTATAAATCCAAATCACTATCATCTTCAAGATAACTATTGTAAATCTCAATCAATCTTTCTTCTTTAGTTTCTGTCATTGTCATAATTTTATCAGGTTTTATGATAAAGAAATCATCAGAAGACATTTCTATCCATGATTTAACTTTAATGTGCATTCCATGAGGACTATGAAGAACTTTCATAGTAATTGGATTTTGCAAAACAACTAAAGGATCACCATCGTTTTCATCGATAGAAATGAGAGATAATATCTCTTCACCAGATGTAAGTTTTAATATTGCGTAAAATTCATCTCCCATATTAGTTCTTAAGTGGTATGTTTACTATATCGTAGTTAAAGTTTTCTTCATTATAAACTTTAATTCTTTCTATTAAATGATTAAGGGTATAATTTCTCCTGGATTTGTAGGATATATCGTCAGCGATATCATATAAAGTTGCTTTTGTTTTGTTATTCCCTTTTCTGAGTACTCTGCCGATACTTTGCAGGTTACGTATTCTGGATTTAGAAGGAGAAGCAAAAATAACATTATGAAGATTTTTAATGTTAATTCCTGTACTAAATGTTCCGTATGAAGCAACAATGATTGCGTTGTTTTCTTTTTCCGTAATCTCTCTTACTTTTTCACGATCTTCAGTTGCCACTCCACCATGAACAAAGAATACATGACGATCTTCTACACTACGATTATTTATTAAATCGAATAATGGTTGCCCATGACCTTCGACTCTGGAAAATAAAATAAGAGTATTACCCTTAAGATCGAGAGCAAGATTTCTTATGAATTTATTTCGACGTTCATGGTTAATAATATATTGAACTTCATCCTCAAAAGTTTCAAATTTATGCGCTGGGTGCTTCAGTAGAAGCACATTAATATCTAATTGGGCAACATGACCTTTAGCCATGAGTTCTTTAGTTTTAATAATCTTATATGATGGGCCAAACAATCCTTCTAAAACCCATTTGTGTGTTTGTGTTCCATCCAATGTACCAGTAAATCCATAACGATACTTTGCATCAGCAAGTTTTGTCATTATAGATATTAAAGACTTTGATTTGAACTGGTGTGCTTCATCTCCAACGACCACATTAAATCTTGAAAAGTATTTGCGGGGTAGTTTGTAGATGGACTGCCAGGTGGTGATAATCACCTGAGAATCGGTCTCTCTTTCACGTCCCGCATAGATCTTGTGGCAAAATGAACCTACGTCCCAACCATAGTCTGCAAAGTCTTTATACATCTGTTCTACTAGGGAAGTCGTCGGAACGACTATCAGAATATTTCGTCCTTTCTCAACGTGATATCTCACAACAGAATATATCATCAGAGACTTTCCAGAGGCAGTTGGGGATATCAACAACCTTCTATTATGTTTTAGGGCGTCGTATACTCCCTCTACTTGGTAGTCCCGTGGAGAATACTTAGATATAACAGTCATATAATCTTTCACACCTTCCTTTGAGATGAGATTATTAGACTCATATGGAAGACCATAAAACTTATTATCTACGAACTCATAAGTATATCCATGATTATCACAAAACTGTGTAACTTTATCCAATAACCCAACATAGATTTCTCCCGTTTGAGTATTAAATAAACGAATTTTTCCATCCCAGTATTTACTACGATACTGAGGCATAAATTTTGCACCCGGCACTTCAAAGGTAAATTGATCTGCTAACTCGTAGTAGATATGTGGTTCTGCCTTTACCTGAAGAAATACTTCGTTCTTTTTAGAAATAATCAAATGAGACATAATCCATAGGATTCACCTATGAGTATTTAGTTCATATGTTCAAATCGATACTCTAAAAGAAGTCTATAAAAATTATCTCTCATAGCAATTAAATCTTGTTGCTCATTAGGATCTCCGCCAGACCACTTCTCAACTGCCTGACGTAAACCCTCATGTATCATCATTATTCCTCTATAGTTTAATTCTATTGAGTAATAAATGTCTTCGTCCATTAGTTAAACCCTGCTTGGAATCTGTGCCACTCGATTGCATTTTTAATTTGAAAAGTTCTGTTGGAAATATTTTTAATAACTTCTTCAAGAAATTTTAACATTACATCATAATAACGAATTTTAAGGTCAATAGTATTTAATTTTTCGTCGGCATCCAAATATCTTTGCAATGCCTCTTTATCTCTAACTTTATATGGAAAAGGATTTTCTACATAGACTTCTGCCGATGCTTTTCCTGTGTAGTAATTATATCTTTCCAGTCTGACTTTATTATAAGTTTCTCTTGCCTTCTCTCTCAACAATGTAATGGTATTATACACTGTATAATACTTTGAGTGAAGTTGTGGAATTTTGAGTGATTCATCATGTAGATTATCAGGGTCGATCTGGGAATCTTTTTCCCACATCTCCTGAATTTGATCAAGGTTCATAAACGGGTTCTATTATTTGGAGCAAATATATTGTAGATAGTATACTTGAAAGAGACCTCTGCTGTAAAGTAGTTTGTATCATTTTCTGATGCTTCAAATTCAAGAGAAGATAATGTTACGGGAAATAGACTTTCAAATCTAACAATAGCTACGTCTCTAAAATTACTGTTTAGAATGTGAAGGCTACCATCACTAAATTGTTCTTGTATATCTCTTTGACCTTCATCATTTTCTAATAGTTCTTTAAAATTTTGTGTTGTTTCGGGATATCCAAGACCCCTCATCCAATTATGAATTGCCATATAATTTTCAAGATTTTCATCTACCAAAAATCTTAAAGAAAAATCACCATAACTTAACTTATCTCCAGGAATATCAATATCTTTAAGATATGATGGTTGAGTAGCAGTTCCTAAAGAAATTTCTGGTATTCTTGCAGAGTTGCAAAAAAAAGTTACCTTTGGTTCTTTTGTTAAAGTAAATTTAAAACCAACAGGAGATAAAAAATTTCTATTATCTATCTGCCCATCAAATGCAGTTGCCATTTGTTTTTATTTGTATTTAGATAAAAAAAGAGGGTTCCGAAGAACCCTCTGAAAAAATATGTGAACCGTGATCACATGAGGTTGGTGACCTTGACTCTTCTGTAGTAGCGGTTGTCGTTGGTACGGAGACCACCAGTGTTTGCTCCACCAGCAGCACTTGCAAATGGGTTTGCAGCCATACCATAACGAGTCTTAAATCCAATTTTTGGTTGGAAGGTGTTCTCACCAACGGCACGAACCATCTGAAGAGGAACGTATGGGCAATAGAACAGACCTGCGTCATAAGGTGAAGAACCCTTATAACCAGCAACGTAGTACTGGGAAGCAGCAGAGTTTGCAGAATAAGGATCGATGTATACACGATACTTACCGGCAAGAATACCTGCAAAGGTATTACCAGTATCATCAACGTTGAGGTTTGCATTGAGTGCAGGGGTGTAATCAAGAACTCCTGCCATGGTGAGTGCCGAAGCAACATCAGCAGAGCAGAGGATCATGTTGCCCTTTCCTCTACGAGTTCTCTGTGCGATTGCGTTCGCATCACGCTCGATTTGGAAAATCAGACCCTTGAACTTCTCAACAGACCAACGACCGTTGGAGTCAACGTCGAGGTCAAAAGTACCGGCAGTAGCAACATTTGCTTGTGCACCGGGCTCAGCAACCTTGTAGAGAGTTCTGATGACTTCACGGTTGATCTCAGCAAGAATCTCTGTGGAGAGAATGTTTGCGAGTTCAGCCTCAGCATTCAGACCATGAATTGCCTTGAGGTCTTGTGCGAGTTCTAAAGAGTACTCTGCCTTCAGAGCTCTTGACTTCGCAGTAACGGTGACTTTCTCGATTGAGAATGCCATCTCGTTGAAGGACTCACCAGCACCCAGCTCTTCTGACTGAGCAGTGGACATGCCCTGACCGACAGTATAACCTGCTTCGGTCTGTGTGGTTGGATCAAGGAGACCAGGATTGCTACCACCCTGTGAACCAGTGGTTCCTAAACCAACGGCATCGGCAATGCCTTGGGAATTAGGTGTATACTTACCACCAGTTCCGATTCCACTGTTAGAGAATCCGGTATCTGCCTCATCGAAGAGTGCCTCAGTACCAGTCTGGCTGGTATAACGGGAACGCATTGCAAAAATGAGTCCGGTAGGACCGTTCATTGGTTGAACGCCTGCGAGGTCATAAGCGACCAGGTTAGGCATTGCACGACGAATCAGGGAGATCAGTACGGGATCGAAACCAGCAGCTGCCTGAGCACCTGATGATTCTGCTCCGGATCCTACATAACCACCACTAGATACGGTGTTTGCGGGTGCTTCGGAGAGGAATGCTCTCTCTTCCTGAAGCATTCTTTCTTGGTTCTCCAGAAGAACTGCGGTAACCATTCTCTTGTGAGCATCATTGATGCCTCCGAGACCCTCATGGTTGAGGATAGGTGCCCACTTCTCCTGAAGGTGTTCAGCATTGAAACCTTGCATTTGAATTTACCTTGTTAAAAATTTTAGTTTGACTTATAATTTAAAAATCACTTTTGCGAAACTCTAGTCAGAGTGCTCAGATACGATTCCATTAAACCAGATACTGGTTGTGATGTAGACTCTGAAATCTCAGAGATAGTCTCTGATTCGTCTCTTTGAGCTCCGGTATTCTCTGAGAAGTAAGACTTACGCAGAGTTACCAGTTTCTCACGATAGTTCTCTTCACTATCAAACTCAACATTTTCGGCAAGAGAAGCGAGTTTGTCCTTTTGTGAAAGTGCAAGACCTTCACAAACCTCGGAGAAGATTACATCAGCAACCGACTCAGCTAATCTTTGTTTGAGAGCAATATTTGACTTAATTTGCTCGTTGAGTTTATCTTCCATCTCATCTAATTTTTCCACCATTGCGGCGGTTACATCATATTTCTCTTCAGGGATAGTTACATAATGTTCTTCAAAAAGACTTCTCATTCCAGTAAGGAATGATTCGGTCATTTCGGTCTTAAGACCTGATTCAACTGCGAGTTGATTTTCTGTCATCCACTCTTCAGCAACATACTCAAGATATGCATCAACTCTATCAGTCAGTTCTTCCTTAATAGTAGAAACTTCTTCCTCAAGAGTTGCTTCGTATTGTGCCTTCAGTTCTTCTTGAACTTCGGCAACTTTTGCCTTGATAGCAGCTTCAAAAATGGTGCGTGCTTTTTCTTGGAATTCCTCGGAAAGTTCTTCACCAGCAAGAAGTGCCTCAACATCTTCTTCAATGTCATACTCTGCCTGAATTTCCTCTTCTTCAACAACGACCTCTTCTTCAGTAGTCTCTTCTTCAGATACTACTTCTTCTTCGGATGCAGTAGTATCTTCCTCTTCGACAACTTCACCCTCAATTTCCTCTTCTTCCTTCATACCTTTTGGCATGGGTTCAGCAGGTTTTGCACCTCTATTCACAATGTCTTTGACAGTTGCGATTTTTGGCTCTGAGAGTTTAGCAGAATTATCATCTGCTTTATAGTTTTCTGGAGTAGGGCCACCGAGATCTTCCCAATTGCCAGTTTGACCTGGGGTCGAAACACCAGAAGCATTGCTTCCAGCTTTTGGCATTGATTCAGATGCAGCAGCGCCTTTGGTTACTACGTTTTCCATTTCTTGTAAATTACTACCAACGGACATTTGATTAGATATTTTTGTATTAATCTATATTTATTTATAAATTAAAGATTTGATAAGAAATCTTGGAATAAGTTTAACTTATGTTCTTCAAGTGTTCTTTGATCAACAAGAGTATTGATTCTTCTTTGAGTTTTTTCTGCAAGTTGTTCACGAAGAATTCCTCCTTCCCAAACCCACTCTTTTCCTTCCATAATTCCCTGAACAAAAGCATCAGGAGCAGAGGGATCAGCAACAATATCGGCAGCAGTTGCTAACATAAAATCTTCACCGACAACTTTACAACCACTACGATCTTCTCTTAAAGATCCAACACCACGAGAAGAAACTCCAAGCATTACACCCTCATCAAGAAGAGAAGATGCAATCTTACCCATGGGAGTATTCAGAATTTGTGCCTTACCTCTAAAATTAGTTCCCTCTCTCACAAGAGAAGTAATTTTGTGAGAAACACGATCAAGATTTACGGTAGGACCATCGGGATGGCCGAGTTCTCCAAGAGCACGACCCTTTGCAACAAAAGATTCATTATAACGATCAACTTCTTTCTCAAGAGTTGCCATTGGGTAAACTCTACCATTACGATTTTTCAGATCACCCTGAAGAAATACACCTTCAATGTATAATTTCTTATTGGCACCTTTGCCTTCGGTAATGATCTTTACGTTTGAAATTTCTTCTGTGATGAGTTTCATTTGTTTATCCGGTGAATCCTACTTTTAAACCTACAACTAATGCATTTGATGCTGAGATTTGATCCTGAGGACCTTTTTCAAAAAATTCAACATGGTTTTGTGGCAGTGTTACTGATGCAGTATCTGCATATCCAGTATTAGTGCTTTTTGCAATACTGACAGTTGCGACTCCACTAACACCATTAAAAACTCTAACTACGGTTGCATTATCTAAAGTAGTTGCCACATTAAGTGCAACCTCATTTCCAACACCAACTAATAAAGTTCTTGTCATTATTCTTGATCCTCTGATTGTTGTTCATCATCAAACATGGATGCTCCAACTGTTGGTCTTATATTATCAATCCGTTCTGCTGCTTTTGCATACAAAACATCTTTAATTTTGTCACTAATATCAGATGCAGAAGAATCTGAACCAATCAAATTTACAATTTCTTCCATGAAAATTTTATATATCTATATTTTTTATTTATATCTCGGCAGCTTTACCATCGGCATCAGTGATTCCACCATTTATCTGTGGTTCCATAGGAACATCACCAAGCATTTCTCCACCACCTTCTGCTGGCAATGGTTCTCCCGTGATTGGATCAACAGAACTTGGATCTGGAATAATTCCATCCTTAATTTCCTGCTCAATTTGTTCGTCCATTTCGATCATTTCTGCGTCTGTTTGACGAAGAACTTTTCTACGAACCCATTGTGTAGAATAATATTTTCCAATATAAGGTTCAATAGTTGCTAAAGTTCCGAGACGATCATTAAGCATCTCAGTTTCTTTAAGTTCAGCAAATTGATTGTCATATAGGAAATCATATTGAATGTGATCACTAATTTTTTCCCAATCATCAGGTGACACAATATTTTTGAGAATCAACTGAGTTTTTAACATATCATTAAACATCTGAGAAAATCTTTTTCTCAAACGACCAACAAACTTTGCAAACTTAAGTTCGTCTCTCAGAATCTCGGAAGAACGACCAAGATTAAAACCCCCATCAGCGGCAATTCTTGATTCTGGAACTCCAAGTGCTCTATAGAGTTTCTTTTGGAAATATTCAATATCAGCAAGTTCTCCAAGATTTTGTCCACCAGGAAGAGTTGTAATTTCAGTTCCTCTACCACCCTCTCTTCTGGGAAGCCAAAAATCTTCCATCATACTCATAAATTTACGATCATCACGAACTTCACCAGTGTTGGCATCATACACAAGTTTGTTACGATAACGCATCATAACATCACGAAGATATTGTTCCGCCTTGATCTTTGGAAGATTGCCAACATCAATATAGAAAATTCTACGTTCCGGTGCTCTTGATAAACGATAAATGACTAATGAATCCTCAATCATTCTAAGTTGATTGAGTGCTTTAATTGCCTTATGCATATAAGACAATACAGTTCCCTTATTTCTATCTACAAGACCGGAAGTACAATATGTAATTGCATCTTTTGCAATTTTTGTTCCTTTATTTCCTCCGCTTGGTAAATTGCCGGTAGGATAATTTGGTTTGGGAGTATAGACAAAGTATTCTTCAATTTCTGGTGCAATTCCATTTTTTGCTTCATCACGACCGGGAATATTTGGTCCAATGATATTCTTATCCTTTTTCTTTTCCTGACGAACAAACTTCATCTTCATTGGATCAATGTACCTCAGTTCCTTAATTCCCTCCTGAGGTTTCTTAAGATCAATTACTTTGTGATAATATAATCTTCCATCAATATACCAATTTCTAAAAATCTCATGAGATTTTTTATCAAAATCTAAAATTTCTTTGATGTATTTAAACTCTTGTCTAATTGCTTTTTTTAATTTATCTGTAGCATTAAGATTTGAAAGTTCAATTTCAATCGGAGAATCATAAAGATCGCTTACGATTGCTTCATTAACAACATCTTCAATGGCACCATCACACTCTGGGTGAAGTGACATTTCTCTATATCTTCTAATTAAATCAAACTCTGTTCTATATTGACCTTCAATATCTACATATGAACCATAAAATCCACTACTAATATAATTGTCAACCCCGTCCTCATTATTTTGAGGAACGGGGGAAACTATATCTTTGGATTTTTTTTCTGAATCCTCAATAGAAAAACCAAAAAGTTTTGCCATAGTATAAACTGACTAGACTGTTATTTTATTATTTAGTTTACTTTAAAAATAAGATAAATCAAATATCACCTGCGAGAATGTCTTGCCCACCAGATGTTGAAGCAGTGCCTTTCTTAGCCTCCCAATACTGAACTTGCATTTCTACTGTGAATTCTTGTATAGTGTCAGTTGTTTCATAATTTAAATCAATGGTAGAAATATTTGTTGGGAAGATGTCTCTAAAATAATATGATCTGAGTATTTGACCCTCTCTATCCAATTGATGAACGGTAGCATCTTTTTGATATTCTGTTGGGTCAGTTTCACCTTTTCCACTATTCATTTCATTAATGTAATTCATCCACTTTTCAAAAGCAGATCTAATTTTGAATGTGGTGTCGTTAATAACTGTAATGGTCCAAGTTTCAAATGTTCTATCACCGGCAATTTTTAAAGTTCTTCCTCTGAATGGAATTTCAATTGGTGCTATAGTGGAAGCAGGTAAAGCAGCTGCTTTTACAAGAATTCTTGCATCTTCAACAACTGCTGATGCATCATTTACGTCGGCATTACCAGGAAAAGATAATATGACTTCAAATAAATTTGGTCTTGCACCACCACCTGTTAATTTACTTTTAAACTTATTAATAGTTTTAAAGGAAGGAGTCTCCTGTTGATATGTAGCCATTGTTCTTTAAACCTCTAAATTAAACGTTACCAACTACTTCTTGAAATGAAACGCCAGTTCTAGTGGCAACAAATGTAAGACCAACGAAGTTGATTGACCTTGCAGGTTTGATGAAAATGTCAGCCACAAACTCATTATTATCTATCACGGCAGAAGTATTATTTGTTTCATCACAAATGACAAGATATTCAAAAATTCCTCTCTTTGCCTGAACATCACGAAGGAAAGGATCAACAATATTTACAAAATTGGTTCTTGTAATTTCATCATTAAACTCAAAGAGTTGATCTCTTGCCGCAGCAGAAATTGCATCTTCAAGGTAAATAAACAGACGACGCACGTTAATTCTATCAAAGGCAGATGCTCTAGCAAGACCTGTCTTATCCCCAAAGAGAATAATGCCAGAACCTGGAGAGAAAATTACTGGATTAACTCTTGCTGAATATAATCTATCTCTTTGAGATTTTGATGGATTATACGCAAGTTTTACAGCATTTAAGACAGATCCTCTGGAAGTTCCTGCAGGAGAGAACCAAGGGAAATTATTAAGGTCATTACGAGCACAAATTCCAGCAATATCAGCATTTAATGGAATATATCTAAAGGTGTTTGCAAATCTATCAAACATATATTTGTATCCACTATCAAAAACTGCATAAGACGATGATGGAACAAATGTATAATATGAAAGAATCTCATCAGTAATTGTTTCATCATTATTAATGACGTTTGAAGAACTATCACTAGATTCTGTTAAGAAGGCACCTCTGTGTGGTGAAATAAATGCCACAGCATCACCTCTTTCTTCGGCAACAGCAATCAACTTGGATGCAAGTGAAGCAGCTTCTGCTTTAGAATACTTTGCGGATCCCATAATAAGGAAATCTACGGCATAATTTTCTACATTTTCAAAAAGACTATATCCGGAAAGAAGTTTTGATAGATCTGCAGAAAGTGCTCCTGTTGCCTCAACAATACTACCACCATTATAATCAAGACCACCAGTGAGTTCTAGATTGTTGTTTCCTCCTCCACCAAAAATAATAGGACCACTTGCACTATCTTCTGCATTTTGATCCCAACCATTATCTGTGGTTGCAAGATATCCTGAACTGAATCCAGAAGCAGTAAGAGTCTCTGGAGCATCACCACCAAAAATGTATGCAGAATTATTCTTTAAATATTGTCTCCAATATGAAGGAGAACCAGAAGCAAATCTTCCATCTCTTGCTTTTGAAAGATTTAAGTGTTTCTCTAGAATAGTTCCTGATGTTCCCGTGATTTTACCCTCACCATCAATTACTACAACATGAAGTTCATCAAATCTAGATCCTCTTTGAGAAGCATAATTTGAAGTTCCTGGTCTTTCGGCAACAGTATTCCAATTTACTTTCTTTACTACCTCTGTTCCACCAATAGTTTCTTTAGAAACAGAAAGTGTTTGAGCATCAAACCAATCGGTCACTGCTGTTGGAGTTTGAGCCGATGAACCTCCATCTGTAAATGCAGTAACCGTAACAAACTCACTATTAAATTTCAATAAACCTCCAGCATTAACTTTTTGTTCCAGGTTGGTTGTTGATGAATTAATTTTAACCTGAGTGGCACTACTGCTAATCGTTTCAGATATTGTTCCAATATCATATTTTTTAACGTATTTTACTGTTGCACCATCATTGTGTGTTGCTGCAGAGGTTCCCTCTTCATTTCTAGTAACTCCCGTAATTTGACCTGTTCCAATTGTAGCACTACTAAGTGAAATTACTTCGTTTCCAATAACTAAGAAATAATCGTTACCAACTGTAATTCCAGTAGTGGAAATGCCAATTGTTGTCCCATCAGCACTTAATGGTACTCCACCAGACGTATCAAGAGCCAATGTGGACTCCAAATAATATGAATTTATAGTCCCAGTGGCAGACTGTTCATCAGCAGTACTGCCTAATGCTCCTCTAGTAATATTTGCGAAAGTTGTTCCTGCACCAGCTCCTACAAAAGATGTTACGACATCTTTACTAAAAGAATACACTCCATTATATGAATAATCGGTTGGTTTTTCTGTTCCTGCGGCAGAAACATGCGAAACAAATTTTACATCAACAGATCCACTTCCTACTTTTGTAACAATACCTTTAAAGTATCCATCTAAAACAGAAGTGCCTGCTGCTCCAGATATGACAGTATTATCGGGAACGGTTTGAGAAACCCCGAGACCAACAGATAACCCTGTTGTTGATCCTACTGAAAGGGTTTGATCTGCTTGTCCATCAATAACACCGATTCTAATTCCATTTGCCCAAGAACCTGGATTTCTGGCAAATACTACACGGCCATCAATAACATTTTCATCATATAATTTAACTTCATAGTCTTCTACACTATTAACTTTAATCGCAGATCCACCACTACGAGCATTACTTAAATTATCGTCATCAACTCTAACAACTCTCATTTGGCCACCATATGCAAGATATGATGATGCACTTAACCAATGCTCATAATGATTATCATTACTATATGATTTTCCAAAAACTTCAAGTAAATCTCTTTCTGATCCTATTACTATTGGAAGATTTACTGGACCCTGAGAAAAAGGTGCTACAAGACCACCAATTTTTCCAGTCGCAGGGTCAACTCTTCCTACGGTAAGGTCTACTTCCCTTACTGTGATTCCAGGAGATGCTAAATTAACTGGCATCTTGTTTTCCTCGCAATCCAAATTTAACTAAAAATATTTATGAAAAGGGGTATTTTCAGTGGGGAAACAATGCGTGATATTTACCAATCAGGATATTCCCAAATAATATTCCTTTTTATTGATAATCTTTTTGTATTCACCCTTTTTTTAGTGCATTCTTTACACTCATAAGAATATGATGATGCTATGGTCTTTCTATTTTTTCTTGTGAGATAATAGTCTTCAATCAAATTTTTAACTTTTCCACATACTCTACATTTACGATCAAAAAATAATAGGTGTTCTACCTCAATCTCATCATCAAAAGTCATTACATGTAATCCCACATATAAGATCTATCTCCATATTCATCGGTATGCCATCTATCACCTGAAGCATCTACAAAACTTGTTTCATCATTAAATCCATCCGAAATAAATCCAAAAGGAGACATGTCTTGTTCAATTTGATTTCTTTGTTCTTCATAAATTCTTTTACGCACATCATTATCTGTCATTTCTCTAAAATAATCCTGTGCAACCAACCAAGAAAAAATTACAAGACACATTGCAAGATCATCATTACACCCTTCTTCTGCTTCAAATGAATTTCCTTTCTGTGCAAATGTTGTGAGTTCTGATATAATTTCGTAGTCACTTGTCACTAATTTATCATCTTCAATTAGGGTTTTTAAATTTGAGCAACCTAATTTTTTAACTGATGAAGTTGTTCTGACTCCAAGTTGAGATTTTTTTCCACTAAATCCGGATCCTGCAATTTGACCATTTCTACCTCTCATGGAACACATAAGAATATTTTCATATTCCAAGTCATATTGAAGAATACTTGCTACTTGGTCTCCAATATCATTAACCTCAATCAATAACCAAGATTGATTGTATGCATTTGCAACATCTAAAATTATATTTGGAAAAAGCATAGGTTTAATTTCATTATTTCTATATTTTCCTACAACTCTATATGGAAATTCTGTAATGTCAAAAATTATAAATGCCGAATAGTCATTGCCCAATCCACGAGCAACATCAACTGTGATTAGATAATTGTGTTCTTTATTTGGTTCTTCGTAAATATCCAATCCAGCATTTCTCTTAATTGGATCATCATATACCAACATTTTTAATTTTGCTGGATTAATTAGTGTATTGACAGATCCTAAAAACTCACATTCAAACTCAACTTTAAATTGTTGCTCGGAAGTATTTGCAATCGTTTGTTCTTTCCAAACAATATCTCTACCAGGAACTTCCGACCAATGTACTTCAGTGGGAATATATTCATTCTTACTTTTTTCCGCATCATGCCACATACGGTAGAAATGATTCATACCATGTGGTGTGGATACAATAATTACCTTGGTGTTTTTACCAGAAGTAATAGTAGGATAAACAGATGCAAAGAACGAGTCAGCAACGTGATTTGGGACGAATGCGAACTCGTCGAGAAAGAGGATGTTAAACGACATACCTCTGACAGCACTTGCAGACGTAGAAGCTGCCAATATCTTACTGCCATTTTCTAACTCGATAGAACCTTTATTCCAAGATATAATACCTTGTTGCATCCATTTAGGCAAGTTTTCATAAGCAGTCGCTAATCTTCCTAACAATTCTCTTGCGGTTGCTGCCTTGTTTGCCAATATGCCAATATTAACACTATCATTAAAAATAAGATAATGCAAAAGATATGATACCACAGTAGTAGACTTGCCGGTCTGTCGAGGCATCTTGCAGATATTAAATCTGTTATTGTGAAAATTGTGTATTAATCTTTCTTGAAAGTGATATGGATGAAACTGTGTCAAACCTTCATCAAGAGAGACAATCTTTACATAATTATTTGCAAAATAAATTGGATCATCTTTACATTTAATGAACTCAATAACTTGCTTTTCAGTAAATTCAATAGCAGTGTTTGCTTTCTTTAATAATGGATTACCAAGATATACTTCACTCATAAAAAATTACCTTTGTTCAATCCAGTTCAATACTGCGAGTGCTGCTTTGTTAGTATTAGGTGAAGCACATGCTAAAGTGTATATATCACTGATCGTTCCAATACCACTTCTACCAATTTGTAGTGCTGCCTTATCATCAATTTCTACAAGAGAAGAACCACCAGAAATCGTAAATCCACTCAGGACAATATTTCCACCAGTTGTAGCAGTAGCACTTGTGTCGTATTGGATAAAGGAGTTTGGATCTGGATGATCTGTCCAACTTGCACCAGTTAATGTTGGGTTCTCAATCAATCTCCAATAGACATTAGTATTATCATTCGTTGCTGT